TGTTTAGTTTTTTTTCCAAATCTGCGACCTTTCTATCTAAAACAACTTTTAATGCCTTCTCGTGTGCATCAAACCTCTTCAGGTTTTTCTCGGCTCTGATATCATATTCGTCTGGTGTGTCTGTGTCTCGTTCCATTGCTTCCCCATATGCAGTATACATCTCAGACATATGATTATCAATTTCAGCATCTCCGGTTTTTTCGGGAGGCGTTGGATCATCACTCTCCCATCTGTCTATTATTTCACCAGGCATTGCCAGGATGTCTTCTTCTATACTTGTATACTCGTCTAGCAATTCAACCTCTTTGTCACTGAATCGGTTAAGTTTCGCATAATCGGGTTCATCATCATCAATGGAATTGTATTCTATTATTACGGCTTCAATTTCTCCCCGGAGAGTTTCAGCTCGGGCAATGTTGCCTTGGTATCGTTGCGATGGAGTGGCACCTCCACCTGGTCCGCTTCCACCTTGCTGTCCAGGGATTCCCCCATGTCCAAAATTACCTGATCCTGGCCCACCGAAGTGACGGAAAGGCCGGATAGTATGTTCATGTTCGTATGTCTCTTCGAGAGTATCCGGGATTCCTAACATCTGTTTCACCCATTCTACGGGAGCATATGCCTCAGGGTCAAGTGGATTTGCTTTGATTAGGCTTGTTATCCAGGCCGCATTATCAGCCTGTTTTGTCGGCATCACCGAATTGAATTTTAATTTTGCAGATCCGGGGTTCTCGGTTACTTGGTCGAATACCTGAATGTTCAGCGCACGGGCGAATCTGGCATTTAACGTGTCGCATTTTTGGAGAAAAGCACCGATTCGGGATACTGCTGTGTTGTCTGTTGTTCCCTGCCTGAATCCTAATAGTTCCCCAGGGACACCCATTGCACCACATAACCGCATTAGGCTATATTCCTGGTACGCCTGGATATTACCGACACCGGCGGTATCAAGTTGTGACACCGCAACGTCAAACTGTGTTGCAATATCGTTTTTGCTATTCAAATCTTCCAGCTTCCTGGTAATGGCATTTAACACGGTTTCAGATACCGGTTGTCCTGACTGACCAACCCTGGCCCACCATTTTGGGGTACCGTGCCGTTTAATTGCGTTTGTTACACCTTGGGATATTTCCGTATCCCGCATTATCTCGTCATAACATCGCTGGATGAGAGATGTGCCGTAACCTTCTCTCAAGGAGGGAAACATCTGGGTATGGAATATCTGATTTTCTTCAAATTCGATTTTTTTCTGGAAGAATTTCCGATTTGTAATGACCTGTTCATATCCTTCAACCAGCCCGGCATTGTTGTATTTGATATTGAAATTGGTAGGATTGCGGTATAGCAGCCCCAGCACATCCCCGCCCTTTGACCTTAGGATCTCCTGGAACCCATCGGCACATACTAAAGGAGCGGTCACGGCCAAATTAAAGTCAAGTTCATAATCAAACCCATCCATAAAATCTCTACAGGTATCTATTGCTCGGGGGTCGCCTTCCCAGGTAAACCCACGCGAAAACATAAACAAGGCATACAGATCGATTGCTTCTGACAATAACCCGCCCCGTTCATAGATATTAATATAATTTTCTTGCTGTTTCCTAGTCCTGTTTATCTCGCCAAAATACTGGTTCTGACTCGTCCCACCAGTCTCGGCATATGACGTTGGTTGAACCTGTTTTTTTACAGATGGAGAAAAATAACTAGTCAGGGTTTTGAACATTTTTCACCTCGTTGATATGATTCCCAAATATGAATCATCTGGCCGTTCCAGGTGCATGCACATATAACGAACGCAATCGCACCCATGATCGTCTACCGGGTTTGGTGCTTCTTTAGCTGCACGGCCTTCGGCTGGTTTGAGCCAGACATACCCTTCGATCTCCTGCTCAAAGCAGTAGGGTTTTTTCGTATGCAGTAAGTACTTATCCGGTTGGACTAGAGCAGATTTGAACACAAATAACCGAGGCTTGCCATCACCAGCTTTTCGGAGCCGAATCTGTACTTTTTCAATACCTGTTTTCACAGATTTTTTTGCTGCCGTGGTTGGTACTCCGTGGGCTTCTAACGTTGCCCGGTCTTCTGCGTCATGGTCGCAGACCGTAGTTTCGATAATTTCCCCGGTTGATAATCGCCGTATCTCTGCTGCAGCATCTTCTACCAAAAGTTGGGTCTGGTATAGTTCCCGGTATAAGTATAATCTCCCGTCCGGGTCTACGGCGTACCAATGGCATACAAACGGGTTGGTATACCCGAAATCAACCACCCGAAACCGTGGCCAGTTTTTGGGAATGATAAACGTATCAATTAAGTGTACCGCCCGGTTCCATGAATCATAGATTACTCCCTCAGCCGATACCCATCTACCATGTCGTAACCGCTGCAACCGAACCCCCGTTAAGTTGTCGAGGATCTGCATGGTCCTGGTACCCTGTTGCGTTAGTTTTACATCTTCAGTATACAGCACTGGATTGTCTTCGTGTCTTGATTCAAGAATCGTAAGAGCACCTGATTTTTCCCGTTGGAGAATCCAGTGAAACGAGGACCCAGGGTTGCAGTCGCCGATAATCTGGGAATATGGCATCCCACCTGCACGACCTGTGCATCTGGTAGTCAGTTTTTCCCAATCGTCCAGGGTCAGTTCTTCGGCCTGGTTGACATAGATCACGTCCCGCTCTGAAGAAAGAACTTTATCCGCTTTGTCCATCCCTCCGACATATATCCTGCTGCCGTTGGGATAGTCATACCAATCAGCATGTTCTCCCCCGAATTTTTCTATCGGCGTATCTTTTATCAGAACTTTGTTCTCGAATGTCGCCAGAACCGATCCAGTCATTGTTGCCCTGGTCTTCCGGATGATTGCCCCGGTCATTCCTGGGAACAACCAAGCGAGGGTATCCAGTTTCTGTAAGCACGCAAACGTTTTTCCGGTTTCTGCCGGACCTGCAATCATCACTTCATGGTCACGGCATTTCCAGAGTTGTTTTGCGGCTCCCCTCGGACAAAACGCAACATCTGACGCTCCTTTTGGATCTATGATAATAACAGGTTCACAGGAGATCATCAAGGTCCACTCCTTTCAGAACTTTGACTGTTAACGGTTCACCATTTTTGCCAGAATGTTCAAGTTGTTTGCTATCTCTCCATTCTTTCGGTCTTCGGTTTTTCAACCAGAAGATACATGAGGTAGGGTCCGGGGAAATATGGACCGTTTTTAACTCTGTTTTCGTTCCGCCCGAAGATGTCGTTGTTTTTGTTTCAGCGTATTCATACCCAATCGCCCGTTTATACAGGCTCATTTCGACTCTTGCATCTGCCTGATCTTTTCCTTCTTTTAAGGCTCCGGAAAATTCAGGATATAATTTACGCCATTTTCTGAGTGTATCCTCAGAGCAGCCTAGTCGCTTTGCTATCTCCTCATGAGTTAATCCATCTTTTGCTAGGGCTTCAGCAAAGGCCGGATATAGTTCGGGATCATATCGGATAGGGGGTCTCCCTCTCTTCTTTCCGCTAATTGTTTTCCCGGCCATTTTTTACAAAACCTCTATCCGATCCCATGGAGTGATTATAATCACTGTTTTTGGATACTTGTCAGAATGACCCTGTAGACATATTCTGATTGTTGCTCGGTCCTTGGTTGAGTCAATCAAGTCCCCTATAATTCCATCCGGGGCAAGGATTGATGCCGGGGTATCTGTTGATCTCGGATGATATTTTACAGGATTATTATAGGTCTGTTTCATAGGCCTCGTATCCATGCTATAAGTGCGGCCCCTCCGCCTACAATCCCAATTACCCACGGTAGAAACTCTTTGATTCCGGTCTGCTGGTCCCGATATTTTTCCAAACAGTCTATCCTGTAATCAAACGATTCCATTCTGGATTCTAATTTTTCAACCAGTTCTGCTAACCGGTTGCACTGTTCAAACCATGGGGTACTATGCTCAATCGTCCTAAGTCGGGATTCATGATCTTGATTGCAGATCTTAACTTCTGCTTCCAATCTTTCAACAATGACAATCAATTTTGCAACCTGGATCGAGAGATCATCGAGGGATTCACCTGGGGGCATTTAGTATCTCCATAATTTGTTTTCCTAACTGTTCCAACCGGAGCAAATCTTCGTGAATCAGATAGGTCATATCATGAATCATAACGACAATCCCAAACTTGTCTTCTTTCGCTTCGTTCGTTGATTTCTTAATCTGCCTATCAATACTCTGTTGTAGTGCTGTGAGCNGTGATTCAAGGTTTTTTAGTGTTGATATGAGTTCATCAGATTCAACCGGGGTTGATTTATTATTAACAATTTCCAGCGCTTCTTCGAGCGTTTTTCCACGTTTTTGGATTTGATACCATACTTTAAGGTACCTAGGATCTTTTGCTGGGTATGGTATTTTTTGCGTCATGTAACACCCTGTCCCGGAGTTGAACCGGTTTTATATTCCCTTTCAGAGTGCCGGTATGCGGTTTATTTTGAAGTATATTGCTGAATTATGGGTGATTCAGTATCTCTCATGGGGGTAATGTCATATCGCAACGGTAACATGTGCATACCGGAAATAGCGGGGAACGGATTTGAACCGCTGATCTGTGAATCATGGGTCCACCGGGTTATCCTGGCTACCCCACCCCGCTAAAAATTTTAATTATTATTCACGGCATGAATCCGTGACAATCCCATTTGTGATCTTATACCAAGTGCCGCCTTCCCCATCTTCGTCCGGTGGAACAATGATAATATCAAAATTACGGATCTTGCCTCTTTTGGCAGCATTGACATGCTCCATGATGATCGCTTTCTCTTTTTCACTTGCATTATCCAGGATGTTTTTCAGGTTGTCCCCGTCTAAGGGGTGATAAGTTTCATTCCACATGGTTCATTCCTCTTGTTCTTTAAAAAACGTAATAATCTCAGGATGTTTCCACTTGATCCATCGGTAAGCGGTTTTTAATCCACGCTCGATACCTACTGTCAGAATGCCATACACAGCCATTTGAGCAATGACGTTTGTGTCTGTGACCGGCACTCCGGACAGATAAATGCCTAAACCAACACCGGCACCCAGGATAGCAGTCGATGCTAGTTTCCAATCATCCCGGATTGGGGTTGGTTTGGTCGGGTCTGCGACTTGGTTTTTATATTGCCAATAGCCACAAACTGCACCTGTACCGGCTGCAATTGCGATAGGCTGTATAATCCCAATAATGTCAATCATTCTGTTTCCTCGAATTGTGTCTCTGTGGTATTGGTTTGTTCTGCCACTTCATCGACTGACTCGTCCCAAATGAAAGATGCTACTGCTTCAGCTAGTTGGTGGTTCTTTGAGAGTTTTATGAGTCGATCAGACCGTTTGTACCGGTATTGCAAACTCGTTGAATTAGTATCAAGTCCGGCCAGGATCTCCCCTTCTGAGTTGGCATACAGGAATCCTTCTTCAGTACCTCCTGCCATAGACATGGCGAGAGATTTATCGTCTATGAGAAGTTCAGATTCATACCAGGAATCGCCACCACCCAGCATCCCTATGAAAGTTGTTGCGTCCTGGGTCTCCGGGTAACGACTGGTTAATTCCCCGCCCTGTTCAACAATATCTCCATCAATGCAATTATACGGGGATGAGTTGGTTTGAGTAGTCCAGATGCCGCCAGACTGGTGGATATTTATCTTCCCGCCTGTGCTTTTGATATTAGTAACTTGGGTACTGGTCAAGGACTGTTCAAGATTTGATTCATAATTCAAACTGGTAGTGCCCTGAGATACGACCCGGCTGGTTGTTCCCCCATGTTGATAGGTTTCCAGATTTTCTGAAGTCCAGCCCGTTAATTGGTTGCTGGTTTCAAATGATTCGCAAGAACTGGTAATTACAGAGCCTCCCTGGGTATACATAGAACTGGATACCTCCGATGTCGCCAGAGGAGTAAGAAAAAATATGAGAAGAGCTAAGGCCAGAATACAAAATTTCATTTCCCGCAATCCCCGCCTTTACAACCAAACAGACATTCCCTTACTTTTCTGGCGTGAACTTTGAAGACGGTTGAATATTTTTTTCTAGCTCGGGAAAGAACAGATCGTTTTTGCAGTGAATCAATATCTGATTCAGTTTCCATAGGTTCTTATGGGTATTTTGAAGAAAAAAGCGTTTAGAGGAGGAGGAGGAGAAGTGTCATTCACATGTTAGATGAACTGTATTACCTACTCGTTCAGCTTTGATTGACCCTATAGCTCTGAGCCTCGAAATGGTATTAATGATGTAAGTTCTAGCTCTATAGTACTTGTAAAGCCTTTTACAAACTTGTTCCTGTGATGTTCCCGGATGCTCTCTAATATCATTTAAGATCAGTTCGTCAATTCGTTTCAGTTGTTTATTTTCCTTCATCTCTGATTTCATAATTCTAGTTTCCTGTAGATAGTTACTGGTTTATCCCGCCAAATGTTCAGCTTCAGTTTTTCTGATTTGTGTTCTGCTTCTGCTAATTCCGTATCAATCAGATGGTTCAGAAACGCCTGAACTCTATCTCGACATTCATGTTCATCCTCAATTTCACCTTCGCAAAGAATCGGCACATGAAATGTAAATTTGCTCATGATATCACTTTGAATTCATTATAACAATCTTAATGGTTTTTTCCGGGTATTTGGATTCAAATATTTTATGTTTTAATTTGAAAACCGGGTCCATGTAACCCTTAGTCCCCTTCACATCTTCTAATATTTCACTACCATCATTATGTATAACCAGAAAATCACCGATATAATTTATAGATTCGATAACGACTGTCCTGGTTTGGCAATTCTCACACAGAATATCA